ATATATTATCAAAAACGTATACTCCGATCCTTCGGAGGTTTTTGATACCATCCTCAAAGAGGATCGCATTATGGAGCGTGCAGTGACTGTGACTCAAGCGTATAATGATTTTATCAACTCAGCACATCAATATGATAATTCTTCTGAGTGGATGCACGCATTAGAGCAAGTCCCCTACGCACAAGAGGCAAGGTATGAACTCAAACGCAAACTATACAGAGCAGTTGCAAACGTTAATATTCTTGAAGGCATTCGCTTTTACGTGTCATTTGCTTGCAGTTTTGCTTTTGGCGAACTCAAGCTTATGGAAGGAAGTGCAAAAATCATCTCCTTAATCGCTAGGGATGAGAATCAGCACTTGGTTATCACACAGAACATTCTTAAGAATTGGATGAGTGGTGATGATCCAGAGATGATGAAAATTTCTAAAGAAGAAGAGCAATGGATGTATAAGGCGTTTGAGAATGCAGTCAATCAGGAAAAGTATTGGGCAGAGTATCTGTTCAAAGATGGATCTATGATTGGTTTAAATGACAAATTGTTACAGCAGTATGTCGAATGGATTGCCAACCGTAGAATGAAAGCAATAGGACTCAAACCGATCTATGACATTCCTGCAAAAAATAACCCACTTCCTTGGACAGAGCACTGGATTTCTTCTAAGGGTCTTCAAGTGGCGCCACAAGAAACCGAAGTCGAATCCTATATCGTCGGAGGAATCAAGCAAGATGTTACAGAAAACTCTTTTACAGGATTCCAGTTGTAAGGGAAACTGTAACTGTAACTGTATAACACCAGAAGATGCTTATGATGCATATAGGAGAGCAGCGGAATCTGATGAATACCTATTTGGGGACTATGACTAGTCAAAAGATTGGATGAATGATATAGAGGGTCTATAGACCCTCTTTTTTTATAAATATCCATATAAAGGATATTAAAGTAGTCAAATGAAATCCCTTTCGCAGTCAGAATATGGAGAACTTAGATCTCTTTATCAGCAAGTATATGCTCCAAGATTCGAAACAATCTTAGATGAGTTTACTGATGAAGAGGTTGATGAACTTACCGAAGAAATTATTGAAGATGTTGTAGAAGAATTTTTCCTTGAGTGTCTGGAAGAAGGTTGGAATATTGAAAGTGTAGAGGAAACACTCTACGAATCTCTTGAAACATCCATCACAGCACTAAATGAGGCAGTGTTACTGGAGATGAATCCTTATGCTCCTGCCGGATCAAAAGAGGCGCAGGCATATAATAAAGCGACTACTGCATCTAAGAGATCTGCAGAAAGAGCAGCAAAGAGAAAGGAAGTCATTGGCAAGGTCAAAAATGCAGTAGGCAAGGTAGGATCTGCTCTTAAGTCTGGCGCTGGTAAGGCAGCGAGCGCAGCAAAGGCAGCATATAAAGGTGCTAGTAGAGCTGCTGGTTCTGCCGTAGGAACCGTTAAGAAGGCAGCATCAGTTGCTAAGTCCGAGTTCAAAAAAGGTTACGAAAGCGCATCCAAGAGCTCTTCTAGTGACTCTGAATCATCAGACAGCGATTCATCGGTATCTTCTGGCAGTGGTGGAGCGTCCTCTTCTGGAGGGCCCCGCAAGGCAGTTGGAGGCGCTCTGAGGAGAGTTGGAAGACTTCTTAAGAAAGGTCTTAAGAAAGCGGTAGGAGGCACTGCTAGGGCGATTTCTAAGGGTGCTGATAAGGTTGCTACAAGACTTGGTGAAGAAGCAATCCAAGAGGCAGACTCTATTGCTGCCATGAGAGAAAGAGCAGCAAAGAGAAGAAAGCAGCGTTATGGTGCTAGTGACACCAGTCGTGGTGGAAGAGATGATTTCAGACCTTATACCGAGGCAGATTATGAAAGAGGTGAAGCAAATGATCCTAGAAAGAAAGTAAAAGAAGAACTGGAAGCAACCGGACTCTTCACTGCAGAAGAGATTGAGTCAATCTTAGAAGCAGAAATTAACGAAGGTTCCTATGAGGACAGAATTGCTGCTAACAACAAAAAGTACGATGCAAATCGTAAAAGAGCAGCACAGAGAGCAGCAGCAAGAAATGCTGCCAGAGATGCTGGACAAACAGGTGCTGTAAAAGGTGTAGGATATGTAACTCCTAGACGTGAGAAAGAAACCTATACAGACTCAGCAGGTAAAACCAGACACGCTAAAGGTCTTTGACATAACACTCACATAATACTCAGGGGGGGGGCTTGACAAGTCCCCTTTTTTTGTCTAGACTAGGTTTGTCCCGGTTAAAGATAACTAATAGGCTATGATTTCTTATAATGGTTTAATAAGAAGTCTTTTAATAGGAATAATATTATTATCTACTTTAAGATTAATCTTAGTACTACCAATAAGTCATAATAATCCAAAATCTATTATAGAATCACTTATAGATCGCTAAGATTATTATTTTTTATAGCTGCCTCATAAATTCTAATTCTTTCGCTATCGAAAAATTTTCCTTCAATATTTGTATTGTAATAATCATTAGTCATTAGAACATCTCTTTTAAATTGTTCATAAGTTTCATAATATGACATTGATTTTTTATGAGGACAAAGATAGAGTATTTCTCTTAAGAACTTATCTGGCCCAATAAGTTTTACATCTTCATTTAATTCATCACAAGAACCAAAATATTTCTTCCAATCACTTTCTTTGGTTTTTCTTCTTCCAGTTTGTTTATCTTTTCTTCTAGTCCAAAATGATTTTTTGCCAATATATTTTTTATTATTTGTTAAATTAGTTATCAGATAAACAAATCCTTCTATATCCTTTTGAGGTTCTGTAAAATCTTCACCGTTATATTTCCAAGTCATATAATTTTCTATTATATAAAGTTATTTATTTTAATTATCATAAATACCTAAAAACTAAGTATAGAGATGAAAACTTTCTCAGAATTTATGGTAGAGTGCGATTCTCTTCAGGAAACTTCACTGAATAGAGTTCGCTCTAAATCTCAAAAGGGTGGCATGGCCATTTTATCTGGTCAAAGGGGGGATAAATCATCTAAAGAAAATAAAGAAAGAAGTAAAAGAACCGAAAGAAGAATTCGTGGTGCTGGTCTTCCAGGACCAACAAAAGTATCTGGAAGATATACAGAGAATCCTGGAACACCACAAGAGAAAAAAGTGGGAGAAAAATCTCACGTAGTCTCTTCAGGTAAGATGGGAAAGAAGAAGTTTAAGAAAACTGTGGAAAAACTCGGTACAGAGGCTGGACTTAAGCACAAAAGTAATGTAAAATCAGGATCATCCAAAGATGATCAGGATTCTGTTCTGATCCAACGCAAACCAGGAGGATCAGCATCCCTAAAGGGAACATCTAAACAATCTTGGCCAGGTAAGGGTAAGAATGTTAAGGTAGGAAAAATGAAACCAGGACGCACTGGTGAATTTGACACTAAAGTAAAAAACAAAACATTTACTTATGAAGAAGACTAAATTTCCATTTGATCATATTGTCCTAGAAGACAAAAAAGAAGTATGGGTTATTTGTAATAGCTCTATTACCGCGATGGGACTTAATGCCATCATAAAAAAATATTATCCAGAATATACGCCACATATAGCGTCAAAAGAGTATTTTGCAGAATTATCTGAAATTGCTTGACGATACTGCCACACCTCCTTTATAATAGAATTGTATTCTAATGCACATATGTGCAAAAATTATGAAAACTTTTGAACAATCTCTTCGCGATACACATGATTGGGCAGTGAATCGTATACATATACTTTATGATAAAGATGAAAAGAATGCTAATGCTATTCAGCAAGAATTTCTTGAGTGGTTGGATCATGACATCGAAGATCATGAAGTCTATTCACTGGAGTTTCTAGGAGACGAAGATGGGTAATGGGGCATCACAAGGATTTAAGATAAAAATTCTAGAAGAATGTAAAAAATTAACCAATCAAGGTAAGTATATAGAAGCAAATCGGCTTTTTAAAGCATACTTTCCAGATATGGGTAATGTAATTCCCGATAAAATTGATAATAGCACTTCTAAATATTTTGATAATTATTAGAGTTCAATATGATTATAGATCTGCATAATTTTTTTAAATATTATAACGAAGATAATAAACAACATCGCGATGCTGTTCAGTGGTTGGAAGATAATCTTCCTTTAGAATTTTTGGACGATCATTCTGAGTGGGTCGCCATTTATAGAAATACTGCAGAAAATACTGCAGAAAAAGTCAAAAACCCACTTCCAGTTCCATATTATCCGCAGACAGACAACTACACAAATCCAGATAGAACTTGCAATTCCTCTTCATGTGCAATGTGTTTGGAATATTTTAAACCAGGAACTCTAATCGGGCAAAGGGGTGATGATGAGTATATTAGAAAAGTGTTTCAAATCGGAGACACTACAGACCATTCTGTTCAAACAAAAGTTTTAAACTCTTATGGAGTAAGATCTCGCTTTTCTTACAATCTCACTTTTGAAGATCTTGATCGTGAACTTGCTTCCGGAAAACCAGTATTGATTGCATTTTATCATAGAGGTCCGCTGAGTGCTCCCAGGGGCGGTCATATATGCGTTGTAATCGGCAAAAAGGGAGAAAGTTATATTGTAAATGATCCTTATGGGGATTTGAACGATGGATACACTTCAAGTGTTTATAATGGAAAAGGTGCATTATATAAAAAATCAGAACTTAAGTATCGTTGGTGTCCAAAAGGTAACGATGGATGGGGTAGAATATTTGAGATAGATCCCCCAAAGTAAATAGCGGTGGTGAAACATCTGCCGCAAAAGATCTTCCACTTGAAGGAATTAATTTAATTAAAGAATTTGAAGGTTGTCATTTGAATGCCTATCCAGATCCGCTTACGAAAGCACTTCCTATAACCATTGGATGGGGATCTACCAAAGATAAAGATGGGAAACCCTTTATTCTTGGAGATAAGATTACGCAATCTGAAGCAGATGAGTTGCTGGAATATCAATGTATGAATGAATACATGCCTTCTTTACGTAAAATTCCCTACTGGAATGAAATGAGTAGTGGAAAACGCGGTGCTCTTCTCAGCTTTGCATATAATCTTGGGGCGAATTTCTACGGCGGCCGTAATTTTAATACGATTACTAAAAGATTAAAAAATAAAGAATGGCATTTGGTTCCAGACGCACTGTACCTATACCGTAATCCCGGCAGTCGCGTCGAAGCGGGTCTGGCCAGACGCCGCAAAAGTGAAGCACAACTGTGGAATAACTCCTAGTAGGGTTCCAATGCCCCTAAATAAGTGGTATAATAAAAGGACACACCACCGAGTGTGTCTTTTTTCTTCTGTGCCGTGGAGTCTGCCCCCTGAGAAGCGGGGATGTGTCCTTTCTCTAAACGGATGTCGAGTTCTATTTGTATTAGTGCAGTTCATTAAAAATCTCAAAGATTCGAAAGCTTTTGAAAATCTAAAAGATTTAAAAGATTTCAAAAGTTCAAAATCAAAACAAATCTTGGCTCTAACACTTGCCGTGTTGGGTGCCGCTAGTGCGGTTCATGCTGCAACACCAGCACCAAAAACTTTTGAGAAGAAAAACGGATTGGAAAATCTCTCTCTACAAGAGATGAAATCTCTTCTCGAAAAGTCTGAAGGAACCAAGAGAGGTGATTTCCTCACAAAGAAAATTCAAGAAATTAAAACTAAAGAAACTGAAGTTAAAGAAGCTAAATCTGAAGAAGAAAAACAAAAACTTTGGAAGTGCCCTAATTGCACACCAAATGAAAAGTATGTTCTAGAAAAGCTTCAAGTTTATGCTAAAATCACAGATCGAAATGCCCTTGCCACTATTATGGGCAACATTAAGCAAGAATCTAAATTTACACCTAATATTTGTGAAGGTGGTGCTAGAGTCCCTTATAATCGATGCCACCGTGGTGGATATGGTCTAATTCAATGGACAACCATTGGCCGTTATAATGGTCTTGGTAACTTCTGCAAAAAAAGAGGATGCAATCCTTCTACGCTTGCGGGACAAACTCGTTATATGATTAACGAAAGTCAATTCCAAAAAAATCTTGCACGCTTTAGAAAGCCAGGTCGTACAATTGGAGAATATATGTCTCCATCTTATTCCTGGTTGGGTTGGGGTGTAAAAGGTCCTCGTCAACGGTATGCATACAACTATGCAAAGAAACTTGTTTTCATGTGATTGACTTCATCTCAAAATAAATAATTGCAAATATTTGCTCTCTATAAATGTCTAACTTAAAATCGACAATTTGGGGCAGAAAAAATCGCAATAATGATGATGAGGATGATAAGAGTGAAGTCTTGGCAAACTTAGTTAAAGTTGCAGTTCTAATATGGTCTGCTACTCTATTAACATTCAGTTATGTCAGACTTCCTGATGGACAGAAAATTTTGGATTTTGATCCTACTTTCATAGCATCCGTATTTTCTGGATCTTTAGCCGCTTTTGGATTAACACCTTCTAAAAGCGGCACTAATACCAGTACAGGTTCTGATAAGGGTACATCGATTAAAAAAGATGAAAGAGGAGAACCTGAAATTATGTCTGCGATTGATTCAAAGGGTAAATCTAAAAAATGATCCATTTTTGATGGAGGATTGTCAGTTATGGGAGAACAGGAAAAAGAGAAAGTTAAAACCCATTGGGGTGGCGAAGATACTTGGTATGCTAAATTTAAGAGGTGGGCAAACATGCAACCATCTCCCATCAAGGATATTTGTTTAGAAGTTATTGAGTGGTTATGGAAAACTTGGGTAGAAGGAAGTGTTCTAATGGAAATGACTTCCGTTGATGAGCAGGCATTAGATATTGTGAATCAATGGGAGGAAGAAGAAAAGGAAAAGCAAAAACCAATTATTGAGTCAAAACCTTCTGCGGTAGCAGGGTTGGACGATATTCGTATTCGTGCCCCACATACAATTGATACGAATCATGATGAATCATGAACCAGTGTGGTCTGTAATCATACTTCTTCTATGCGGAATGGGATTTACTGTCTATTGCGTCATATATATTTTACTTCTTGCATTTAATGAGATGCGAGAAGAAAATGAAGACGAGGGAGATCATTGATGGAAGTACCTAATAAAGACAATTGCTATAATTATAAAGTGCTCTCAGTAGATAGAGTAGTTGATGGCGACACTGTTGATGTTGTCATTGATTTGGGTTTTTATCTTTACAAGAAAGAGCGCGTAAGACTTTCTGGAATTGATGCGCCCGAAATTAGGACCAGGAACAGCGAAGAAAAGGTACTTGGTTATGATGCCACTAACTGGCTTGAAAATAGACTTAAAGACGCTTCTGAGAGGTCTGACGATATTTTTATTCGTACAGAGCTTGATGGTAGTTTTGGAAAATATGGCCGTCTTCTTGGGTGGATTTATATTGGGGGGTCGGAAGTGTCGATTAACGAAATGATGATCGCTGAAGGATACGCATTTTCCTATGATGGCGGCACTAAACAAAAGAACTTTGAAGAACTTCGCGAAATTAGGAGAAGCAGAGAAGAAGAGACTATAGAAGGGGGTTGACGGATACTGATTGATCCCTTATAATAAGAGGGTTCACGAGGGCAAGTAGCATAATGGATAATGCAGCATCCTTCTAAGATGTCGATTGGGGGTTCGAGTCCCTCCTTGCCTGTTGGAAACTTTATGTTTCCTTATATTCCCCTGTGGCGCAGCGGTAGCGCAGTTGACTGTTAATCAATGGGTCGCAAGTTCGAATCTTGCCGGGGGAGTCCGCCCTATAAGCATTGTGGTGATGCAGCAGTTTTGTAAACTGCAGAGGATGGTTCAATTCCGTCATAGGGCTTGACAGAATACTCATTCTGTCTTATAATCCCTTCCGTGTGAAAGTGTGTCGGGGGAGAAATCCCCCACCATTTGCGGAATTAATTCAGTGGTAGAATGTCAGCCTTCCAAGCTGAACGTCAG